CCGAAATGGCTCGAGGGTTCAATAAAAACCATTATATTAGCAGCCAGTTCCATACACTACTGGGGTTTGTAGTTTGTTTTTTTGTTTTTATGGGTAGAAAGGCCGGCGATTAAGTTCGCCGGCCTTTTATTTGTTAAGAATAAATCAAACTTAACAAATTAGCCCTAATGGGTCATTAGATTACTCGTTTATATTACTTTAATTCGCTAAATGTTCAATTTAACTTACAAAAAATGCTAAGGGAAAAAATATTGGAACAACTGAAAGCTAAAAACTCAGGCGTTTCACAGAGGACGTTAGACACTATCGCGGATAGACTATCCAACTTGGTAAAGGAAGAAAAGGAGATAGAGGGCGCGATAACAGAATTTGAAAAATACATGCCTGTTAAGTCTTTCGAAGATGCTTTAAAGCGTGAGTCAGACATGAGGGTAACCGATGCGGTAAAGACGTTTGAGAACAATTTGAAGCAAAAGTTTGATTTTGTTGAAAAAGGAAAAACGCCTGATCAGAAAAAAACAGATGAGCCGGACTCGATGAAAGTATTGATAGATAAAATGGCCGAAATGGAAAAGCGCTTTGAGGATCAGCAAAACACATACAGGCAACAGAGTTTGCGCGCAACAGCAGTAAGCAAGCTAAAAGAAAAGAAAATACCGGAGTACCTATTAAAGGGCTACGATATAAAAACAGATCAAGAGATTGACTCTGTGATTCAGCAAGTTGAATCCGACTATAATAAAATAAAACAAGAGATGGTAAACTCCGGAATTGTTGCGGATGTACCGGCGGAGCCTAAAAAATCAGCAGGCCCGTCTTCAGATGTTTTAAATTACATTAAAGAAAAAGGTGAGAATTTAAACTAAAAAAAGATGCAAAATTATAGAGTAATAGAAAACGCAAAGAAAGACCCGTTTATCTTCAAACATGAGGACATTCGCGGCGGCGTAACTATAGACGGAGAGGAGCTTGGCGCTGCCTCCGTAGTAGAAGCCGGTACGGCCTTTGGACTAGATTCAAACGGGCTTGGTCATGTGATTAAAACAGCAAGTCTCTATGAAGACGAGGCAAGCAACGAAACCGGGTACAAGGTTTTAAAAGGACACGGCTTTAAAGTAGGCGATATTGCTGCGCTGGATAAAGCGAGCTCAAAGGCTTATGCAATAAGCGGAATAAACACAGGTAACGCGGCCTACGACGTAATAACCGTTGGCACTTCGCTGGGTGTTGCTGCATTGGCCGGAGATGTTATTTTTGAGGCCGCAGCACAAGACGCGACCGGCGGAAACCATAGCCTTAAATACGCGCCTTATGGGCTTGTGGGAACGGGCTTTCAGGTTGTCAAAGGAGGCAATCACTTAACGCAGGGGGTTGTCCGTGGAACCGTTCAGGAAGATATTATGAGCTTCGGTTTGCCCGATAAGGTAAAGAACGCATTGCCGCTTATTCGATTTGTTTAATTTTTAAAGAGATATAAAAAATGGAAAGTACTATATTAAAAGATTTGAGCATTGAGGACATGCAAGCGGTCGTGAACGGCTTTACTTACAAAGTTAAGTACCCGCAGCTATTCCCTTTGCAGTTCAACACTACGTTAGATTGGAAAATGTTAGAAGGCGGCGAAGGCGTACCGGTTGCGGCTGACGTTATTGCATACGATGCGAGTAACCCGTTGAAAAAGCGTGAGGCGATCGGAAAAGCAACCGGATCGATACCGAAAATCGCGATCGAGATGCACATGAAAGAAAGCGAATTGAATCTTTATCAAGAGCTTTTATATCACGCAGGTCAGGGAAACAGCTCAGCGGCTAGGCGCTTGATCGATCTGAAGTTCGGAGACATGGGCAAGTGTTTTAACGGCGTTAACATGCGCCTGGAGTGGCTTGCAATGCAAGCGGCCAGTACCGGTAAGTTCACCTTGACAAGAGACACAAACAATGCCGTTGTGACCGAGTACGACGTGGATTTTGGCATACCTAGTTCACAGAAAACATTTATTAGCGCAGCGAACAAACGATGGGATGCGGCAAACAAAGAAACGGCAACCCCTATAGCAGATATTGAAGGCTGGGTGGATGCGCTTCGCGGAAACGGTCGAATAGGCCAGTATTTGATAATGTCAAAAAAGACATTTTCAGTTTTTAGGCAACTAAAAGAGGTTCAGGATTTCTCTGCAAGTTTCGCTTTGAGAGCAACCGGACTTGAAAGAGCGCCAAGCTTGGCGGTTGTTAACGAAGCCCTGACGGCGGACGGGATGCCGCAGATTTTTGTTATTGATTCAATGGTTACCATTGAGAAATCAAACGGTCAGAGAGAATTAGTAGACCCATGGAAAGAGGGCAATGTTTTGCTGACCACAAGCTTAGAGCTCGGGTCAACTCAATACGGCCCATCTTCTTACGAGTCACACAAGCCGGCGCAGATGATGCAAGTAAAAAGGGACCATATCCTGATTCAAAAATGGTCCGAGCCATCGCCTTTGGTTGAAAAAACAGCCGGTATAGCGAATGCAATTCCTGTGTTTAGTGGAGCGACAAACTCTATGATTATAAACACTAAAGCGGCTTCATTCGCGGGTTAAGATGACAAACAGAGAGGCCTTAATTTCTATCCTAAAGCCGTATCAATCGGACGATCACCGTATTGAAAAGGTGTGTATTGATTACAACATAGAATCCGACTTGGAATACACGGAGGCTGAAAGCGGGGTAATTGCGCGCGCTTGTATTGATGTCTTGCAGGAACTTCTTGCGATGAGTTCAATATCAGAGGGGGATATGTCAATTAGTTACGATCAAAAAGGGATGAAATTGAGGCTTCTTAATCTTGCAAGGAAACACGGGTTTAAAGACGTGATAAATCTTTATTCGTCTAGTATTCACGGCACAAATATATGGTAAGTCAATACCCGTACACGTTGAGAATAATAACGCAAATGGATTCAGTTTACAACGAAACCACGGGCGAGTGGGTAACCGGAGACATTGATGTAATTGAAACGCAATGCAGACCGGAGCCGAGCATAACCAAGGGCGTGGTGGGTTCGGAAGACGGGAAAACAGTTGATTACAGCTACACTATATACATGCCGGTTCAGGAGAATGATATAAAGATAGGCTCGGAGGTAGTCGTTTCTTTTAAGGAAAAAACTATACTAACGGCAAGGGTTAAGTCATTCCTTAATGGGCAGTTACATGCTAGGTTATGGGTATAAAAGCGAAGTTCACTAAGGCGGATATTCAAAGAATTCTCGAGGTTAAGACAAAGCGAATAGATCAGGCTGTGGTTAACAGACTTATAAAAACAGGTGAGGAGTTTGTGAGGATGGCCCGTGAAAAAGGCTCATATAACGACATTACCGGAAACCTGAGGAGCTCGGTTGGTTATGTGGTTTTGGATAACGGCAAAAGAGTAGCTGAGGACTTACAATTAAGCGAGAGAGGGAGCGATAAGCAGGGTGGCCTAAACAAGGCGAAGGCGCACATTCAAGATGTTATAAGCCGGTACGTAACAGGGAAAGTTTTAGTAGGTTTTGCGGGCATGGAATACGCAGCAAGTGTTGAAAGCCGTGGAAAGGATGTTATAACTAGCAGTGCAATTAATGCAGAAAGAACCCTTAAAGAAGCGTTACGAAACCTCGGTAAAAAGCTATGACGACAACAATCGAGGCGATCGACGCGATTTACGACAAATTAAAATCCGGCAATCTTATTAGTGAGATAACCGGAAGGATATATAAGTCTGGAGAGCGGCCTTTTAGTTCAAACCTTGAAGACGTAGTTATAAACAGCTTGCCAATTTCGAGCGATCAGATACAAAAAGCGATAATAAATATCAACGTTTATGTGCCTAATAAAACGATCAATATCGGAGGGCAGCCAAACGCTTTTATACCAGATACCGCAAGAATAAGAGCGCTTTCTAGGCTGGCGGTTGATGAATTAGACGAGTACTTTGATTACGGAAGGCATTTCTTTATTCAGCAACAAACCGTATTCGAGGAGCCGACAATTTATCAACATTACATTAACATTAGAGTAGAATTTTATTCAGTAAATATTTAAAACTTAAACAATAAAAAGATGCCAAAATATTCGATTGGATTAGACAAAATAGAGATGGGCGATATTGCCGGAGACGGGGGTATGAGCACCGGATTAGCAGAGCTTGGAGCGACAGTTCAGGACACAATGACACTGACGAATGAAGATGACCAGACGCAGGACTTTTTCGAGGAGGAGTCAGACGATCCGGTTTATTCAATCGTAACACAGAGGGGCGCGTTACGGCTTAACTGGTCGACGTATAATATCGACGTTCAGAACCTGCAAAAGCTATTTGGTGGGACCATATCAGGTAACGGAACATCGACTCCGTATACGTGGACGGCGCCGAACAACATACCGGAAAAAGAGCAATCTTTGCGGATAACAACCAAAAGCGGGCCGGTGATTGAAATCACTAGAGCCACAATGCAGCCAAAATTCAATTGGAATCTGACAAAAACACAGCTAGCCAGCATTGATATTGTTGCAACTGTGCTGACGCCAACTAAGGCTAACGAAGGCAAGATGAGGATCATTGAGCCTTTGTAAGATTTTCAATTATATCAAAACAGACAAAGGCTTTCACTTAAAGGAGGCCTTTGTTTTTAACAAAAGCACATGATAGACAAAATCCCTGAAGTATTAGAGCAAAAAGCAATAAAGATTCAATTCGATGTAAAGCGAACTGGTATCTATAGGTTATTGCAAAAGATAAAACTGATTGAAGAAAAAAAGACATACGAAATAAAGCCGTTGACTTTGGGTAGTTTAATGAGAATCTCTAAAGAGGTTGAGGGAATAAGCGATGAACTGTTTAACCAGAAAGATGATAACTTAATGGCGGCCAATATAAAGGCGATGGGTGCGCATTCAGAGGCTTTGGCTAGGGTTATTGCAATCGGGTTAAGCGGACGCAAAGGCGAGCCGTCAACTCGAATAGTGAACGATGTATTAAACAATTTCACGCCTAGCGATATGATGAAAGTTTTAAACATCATATTAAAGCAAATGAATGTAATGGGTTTTATGAGTTCTATCATTTCGATAAAGGGAATGAGCCTGGTAAATCCGGAGGAGATAATAGCCCCGGCAGATTCAACCCTTGGGAAATAATACAGGGTTGTATAAAGTACTTTAGATTCGACTTTGAATACATACTTTGGGAAATCTCTTGGCCAAACTTGACATTGTTGATGGCGTCGATACCTAAGTACGAAAGCGAAGAAGAAAAGAAAGAAAAAGTCACCCCATTAGATGTTAAGGATTTAAAAAATGTTTTAGGTAGTAAAATGTTCTGAGAATGGCGGTTAATGTTTTAGGTGATGGCGCTTTAGAATTCGACGCAAGGATTGACGGCAGTCAGTTTCAAGCGCAGATAAGCAGGATGGAACAGCAATTATCCCAATTGTCTAACCGAGTCCAAAAAGAAGGCAGCCAGATAGATGATTTTTTCAAAAGAGCTGCTCAGGCCGCGGCAGGTTATCTAACAATTGCCACAGGGACTAATTTTGTAAAAGACTTAATAAGAGTTCGAGGGGAGTTTCAGTCGCTAGACATAGCCTTGGAAACAATATTAGCCAACAAAGGCGAAGCCGATAAACTCTTTGCTCAGGTCGTTGATCTTGCGGCTAAAACACCTTTTCAACTCACGGATGTAGGTCAGGCGGTTAAACAACTTAAAGCGTATGGCTTTGAGACGAACGAAGTTATAGACATCACCAGACGGCT